TACATTTTAAAATGATATACAAATTTTAAAAGAACTATAAGCAACTAACTCTATCATTCTGTTGCTGTTTATGTGTCTATTATAGCACACTCTTGACACCTTGTCAACTCTTATTTTAAAGACCCTTTGCTTTGCTAGGATACTTAAAATAAAAAACCCTCGGACTTTGCGGGTACCGAGGGTTTTAATAGATTTCAGAAATGTTCTGCAAACTTACCCTCGATGCACTCTCCATGAATTTGGACGCGCAAAGCATTCTGGCTGTGTGCCATAAATGTCTTTTACGTGGGATATGAGTTTACTTAACATTACTTTTTCCTTGCTATAAATTATTTATAGTCTAGAACATCTATCTATCGGTACTTTTTAAACTTTATTTTCAAACTGTTGCTTCTGCAAGTTCTTTGATTTCTTCAATATCGAAATCTTCATCTTTTGCTTTTACAACTTTTACTGGCTTTGTTTTCTTAGCAGGAGCAACTGGAGTCACTGGTTTGCTTTTAACAAGAGCCACTGCTTTGGTTGCTTTAACCTTTGCAGGCTTTGCTACCGCAACACCTTGTTTCTTACCCATGGTTTCTGTAATAACAGAATTCCATTGTGCAAAGACTCCGCCCGCATCTAGCAGATACTGACAAGCTTCTGCTTTAGTCATCGGCTTAGGCAGCTCGATAAGTTCAAGTGGATTGTGTCCGCCTTTGGACAACAGCTTAACACGAGATGCCAGATCATTGGCAAAACGAACCTTGGTGCCTTGTTCGGCGTGGGTGGAAACACCTGCAACTGTGAATGTACTCATAATATAGACCTTTCAAAAAATTGATAAATTAACGACTTCACATTTCATATTATATACCCTTTCGGGCGGCTTGTCAAGCACTTTTTGTGTCCAAAAGCAAAAATTCCTTAATCTTTTTGGCGTGCTTGCAATCTCTACGGAATTGGAACCCCACGCAATCACATGAGACCTTGCCATTTCCAGAAATTACGTTATAGACCGAACCTTTTAGTTTGGACTTTACCTTGAACACTCGTGTATCTGAGCGCTGTTTGGAAAACTCAAAACCAACGATAAACCTCTTATGGATGTAAGAAGTAGGGTATTCTTTAGTCCCTGTATGTACAGAAACGTAATCGTTATCCAACCACTTAGGATTGCTAACAACTCTACCCTTGAACACTACATTGTCGTATTCTACGTTAAGTAGATTGGACTTGAATCTAGCGTGCAGCTCTACGGTTTGACCTATTTCTAACTTCATAACCATATTATAACAGAAAAAAGAACCCGAGTCAAATGCTCGGGTTCTAGATGTTGTTTTTTTACAACAGGGTCGTTTTTTGCTTAATTTTTAAGCATTTTCCTTCTCGATTACTCCTTCTGATTCTAAATAGTCTAAAGTATCTTCGACTCCTTTGTTGTGGCCCCATTTAAAGCATGAATAGCATGCTGCAAGCAGTAGGGCTATTTGTATCATATCATATAGCGTAAATGTATAATTCATATTTCGCTCCTTATAGTTATTTTAACATATCACAAAAACCAATCAGCTTGCCGTTGTTTTAGATTTTTAAATTGATCATGTTCAATTATAAATTTTGCAACAAGACCATTTTCCATACCATAGGCTTCTATTTCCCATGGTTGGTCCCAATAGGAATAGTCTTCATCATATTTCACACCGAACCATGATGTAATACATCGGCTTTTACTAAACCTATCTTTTACCTCTCCTTTGGCTAGTTGTTTTAGATGAACCATTTCGTGTGCGAGAATTTTAAACATAAGAATCGTTTTTTTAGTACGCTGTATGTCAATGCTAAATTCTCGGGGATTGCCTGTATCACTAAATTCATAATTACAATATCCACCTGCATCTATATTGTCTCTTACTGTAATTTTAACAGTAATATTCTTTGACATCTGAGGTGAGAGCAAATTTCCTGCATAGGAATGCGCCGCCAATTTAAGTAGTTTTACGAGAGTGTTATCTTTCGCGTTTCTGACGGTGACGTACATTTTTGCCCTCCCATTTTATTTATAATGGTTAGGTTATGTCCAAAGTGAGTCTCTAGCTTTAATAAGACGAATCATCATTTCTTCATCTTCCTTTTCGTAGGCCGTATCTATATCATCCATCATTTTAAGCATAGCAGCGGTATCTACTTTATCATCTTTGTTTAGAACACTAAACAACGTGCCATCACTTCTCTTACTTTCACAATATGCAGACCACCCACTTGTTTCCATGGAGTCAACACGCAATGGGCGAATAGTAGTCCACCAGAGGTAAAGTTCTTTAATTTCTATAGCGCGCAATGCTTGACCTGTAAGCTTACCATAGTCTGTAGAGTCTTCTTCAACTCCCCAATCTTTATCCATCATTAGACTAGACGCCCAATCTAGATGATCGAGACCTGCTTGAGGGCAACGCCAATTGCGCCAACGAAACCAACCACTTGCCCAAAATGGAGCTTTATATTTTGCTTTGGCATCTTTATCGCCCCAGGCAATGTGATGCCATGCTTGTTCTATTTCAACAAAGTCCACCAGCTCATTAAAAAGGCAAGGAAGGAAACGGTTGCCAACATCGTACCATTGCCCTGGTTTGATATCTCTGGGATGAGCAGTAAGAGAATGAGTGCGAGTAACCCAACGATTATTAATATAATACTTAACATTATAAAGCCCATCTATAGGGGCAAAGATAAACGTTTGCAGTTTATCTAAGCCTTCTTCAGCAATCCAATAACGGATAGGATACTTAGCTTGAGCTTCCTTATTCCATTTATCCCACCCCTCAGCAGTTTCTGCTTTTGGTTTAAACGTCCCTCTAATCCACTCTGCAAATTTACTATTTGACCAGTAGTTACTTCTCATTTATTATTCCCCACAGTATTTTTAGTTACGCTAGCAATTGCTGCAAGTACTTCTTTAGTAAGTTGTTCATCATCCCAAACCAATTCAACACGACCATCTTCATTTTTTGTAACCGTCAGATGGGTGCCTTGAATAATCTTGGGCCAGGTTTCAATAGTCGTATTTTTTGGTTTGCGTGATGCCATAATTAAGCCTTGGTTTTTGCTTCTGCGCGAGCTGTACGAACTTCGGTAATTTCTGTTCGACGAGCTTTAATTGATTTTCCTAGTTCCTGCAATGCTTTGCGAGCACGGGTGCCTGCAGCATTGTTACCCTTTTCGAACTTCTCATTTTCCGCTTCGTATGCTGCCAAATTTGTTTTGATGTCGTTATGTGCGTTCATTTTATTTCCTTAAATTTTAATTGCTGAAAAGTCTCTACGTGTCCTGTTGAACACATCCCCTAAATTATAATTGCTTTTTGCTGAGTTGTCAACCCTGTCGATATCCAAATTAGCATCTGTCAATCCTTTTTGCGCGGATGGCTCTAAATCATATAGTTTCATCTTTGCTCTATCAATCCCAATCATAAATCTTTTATTTGATGTTGGGTCATTATATCTATTCTTTAATTGCTTAACCATTAGTTGATTCAATTGCTCTAGCTCTTCTGTAGAAATTAAGGCAAACATAAAATCAACTGTCGCAGGCAAACCAAACGATTCCGATGTATCTGTTAGTTCTACATCGGTATTGCCATACCCACTTCGAGTTGTCTGTGTGGCACTTAAGATAGGTACATTTTCTTCTACTGCCAAACCACGAAGTTCTTCTGCAATAGATTTAATTAAAGTATACGAATTAATATTTGAACCTGACTTGAATCTAGAACTTGCACAAATATTTAAATAATCAATAATAATTATATCAGGTTTAAACTGTCGCTTCAACTGCAATTCATTTAACAATGCTTTAAAGTGTCCTGTATGAGCACCCGCCGTTGGATATTCCTTAATAATCAGATTGCCTTCTGTTTTATTACGAATCTTTTCAATCCTGCTATCAAATAAAGACTTCGGTAAATCTTTTAATTGATCCATTGTAATGTTCATTAGATTTGCATCAATACGTTCTGCAATTCTTTCTTCTGCCATTTCTAAAGTTATATACAGAACATTTTTATTCTGACTTAAAACAGATGCAGCAACGTGACACATAAACAACGATTTACCAACACCAGTACCTGCAAGACACACATTCAACGTCTTGTTAGGCATACCGCCGTTAGTAATTTTGTTAAAGTAATCTAAATCAAATGGTACACGAGATGTTACACGATGATAGGATTCATATCGACTTTCTGCATCCTGAATATAATCATGTCCAACATTATTGTCAAAGCAAACACCTAGTGCGTCTTGTAACAGTTGAGGAATACCATCTTCCGATTTTGCTTTATCTCTGCCATCTATAATTGCAATTGAATTTAGGATGGCATTATAAATTGCTTTGTCTTTACAGAACTTTTCTGTTTCCTTATACAACC